GACCGTCAAAAAAGCCATAGGCAAAGGGGAATTTGGTGCGTCGGACGCCATCCTGTGCCGCACCACAAAGCCCCTTATCGAACTTGCCTACAAACTACTGCGTGAGGGAACAGCGTGCAGAGTTGAAGGGCGGGCCATAGGGGAGGGCCTAATCAAGCTGGCAAAGCGATGGAAGAAAGTAACTACTGTGGCACAACTCGAAGAGAGACTGGAGCAGTGGGAAGGTGCCGAAATGACCAAAGCCCAGGCGAAGGGCAACAACGACCGGTGCTCCACGGTAGAAGACCAGGTGGGGACGCTTCGTGTTCTGATTGAAAACTGCGACCCTAGCGACTCCATTGAGGTTCTTGTGAACAACATTCGAGAGCTTTTCTCGGACAGCGAAGGAAACCAGAGGGGGGTCCTCACACTGTCTACCATTCACCGAGCCAAGGGGCGAGAGTGGGACCGCGTGTTTGCACTGGACATGGACCGCCTGAGCCCGAGCCGCTGGGCGAAGAAGCCGTGGGAGCTTGCTCAGGAAAGCAATCTGTGCTATGTACAGGTTACTCGGGCGAAGAAGCATCTAACACTGCTTTCATCCGTCTGAGGTCGTAGGGTAAAAGTTGGTACTTGACTCTGTATAGATGGGTGGTTACTTCTCAGACATTGCGCTAGACTCCTACCGGAGTCTTGTGAGTGAGTTGCAAGGTGCGAACTTTGCTGAAGGGGAAGTCTATGACTTCACACGCTGTGTTCGCCCAGATGGAACCATTTATGGTTCTCGTGGAAAATGCAGGCAAGGGGTCGAAATCGGGGCAAAAGAGGTTTCAGAAGCTACTCCGAAAGGGAAGCTAATGCGAGTTACTGCTAAGATCAAAGCCATGCCAGTTGAAGATCTGAAAAGAGTGCTTGAAGATCCTCGCATTAATTCCAAGCAGAGAAAAGGCATTGAAAAGCTGATTGCGGCTAAGAACAAATCTTCGAGAGAGCTAGAGAAAAGGCCGGAACCCAAAAAAGAACCAAAAACCAAATCGATCTCGGATGAGAAGCTGAAGCGAGTGTTCGATAGAGCTCTGTCAAACTATGACCGAGCAAAAGAAAACTACAACCAGTTAACGTCCCAAGGTCTAAATTGGAATGACGAAAGGGTTAGAAAAGCGTCAGGTGAGCTAAGGAGAGCTCAGGGTGCTATCGAGTTGTTGAGGCAGAGTTACTATGCAGTAAATAGGGGGGCTTACATAAAGGCTGTAGGAGATCTGTCGAAAGTAGACGCCAAAGCAGATGCCAACTTGAGAAAGGTTCAGTCTGAGATAAACGGGCTAAATCTTAACGGTGTGGATAGCCAAGATCACCCCCTTCACGAACGGAGAAGAGTTGTAGAGCAGGAACGGATTGACCTTTCGGCTCCTCTTATCGATAGGGCGAAAGCAGCCTTTTATGGCGAGCCACAAAAAATCGCTACACCTAAATCAGACGGAGGAGGCGAAGTTCATTCCTTGATTCCTTCGGGCTTGACACGTGGTGGCGCTGACAAAAAACTGAAGGATTTTCTGGATGGTGCAGAAGTTGTAATGGCCTTCGAAGATAAGGGTTTTGCAAAATTCATAAAGGAGGGGGAAGCGAAAAACGGATTCCACAAAGGAACAGCAGGATTGAAACAAGGAAGAGTAAAGTCTTACCTAGAACGTAGGCGAAGAGTGGAGGAAAATGTCTTAAAGATACCGCAGAGTACGGAGGCAGACGGACGCCCTGTTTATGCCGTTTTAGAGCACCCTGACAGAGCTCGCTCCTTGCAAGGTGGACCTGGAGGTCTGATGCCTCAGTATGGAGGGATTCAAGTCATTTTTAACCCTTCGGTTAAAGACCGTTCCACCTTCACCCTCGGGGACTCCATTGATTATGCCAACCCTCGTGGTATAGAGGCGAGCCCTGTAAGGGACCCCTCAAACCCCCGTCGAAATAACGGCAAGGGTGTAGAAATAGACTACCGATCCCCCCATTCCAGGGGGGTTCTTGTCAACACTCCTGGAATTGACTTCGCCAAAATGCCCCCTGATTACGTTGAGGCTCAGATCCATGGCGGACTCAAGACCTCCCAAATCAAGGAGGTCCGGTACTACAAAGGCCACGAAATTCCTCCGGCTGCTCGAAAGTTACTAGAGAAGCAAGGAGTTAAAATAACTGAGCTACCTCCGCAACGGGCAGATCTCTTGGTGGGTGATGACCATCCTTCTTTCCGTGATATTACAGCCATACAGACTTTCCACGAATGAACAACCTTTTCTACCTTCGCAAGCCTACTCCAATCACTGGGTCTGACTTTGTCATTTCGGCCCTGGCGAAAGACGGCAGCCCCCACGGACTCAGACGCCGCGAATTCCGTGGCGACGAGATCCACGACATTTCCAATTCTATTCCTCTGATACCTCTGTTCACACGGATGGCAGAAAACGGCGACGATCCTCCGGATTTCCGGGATCTCAGGGGTGCGCAACAAGAAGCTGCAAAGAAAGGCGAGGTTATCTATGGCGAAGGCTTTTTTCTTCCTGTTTTGAATTAGGAATGAGTCTGAATCAAATCCTTAGTGACCGTTCAGTCGGGTAACGTAGTTGCTTCGGCGTGATCTGGCGGGGGTCGGACCATCGGGAGTCTAACACGCCGAAAATCGCGCCGTTTTGGTGTAATGGGGCAGGGGGGCAGTAAAGTTTTGCGCCGGCAAAGTTTTGGAACCAACGTTTACCGCTCATTAGGCACCCTATACTACCTGTGTCGCGGTTGATTCTTTCACCCGCCTTGCCGCACCGGGACTAGGCAAGTCAATCCGTCTCTCATCCTGCCTTCATCTAAGGGTGGTGAAGGATTCTGTAACCAGGTCTTTCCCTGAGACCGCTTACTTAATCTTGTTTTCATAATGTCTAGTTCAGTTTTACAACGTCCTGAGAGTAATCTTTGGGAGCGTTTCAATGGTTGGGTCACCTCGACTAACAACCGTATTTTCATCGGTAACTTCGGAGTCTTAATGATTCCGTGTCTCTCTGTCGCTGCAATCGTTTTTGTTCTTGCCATCGTCGCGGCCCCGCCAGTCGATCTGGATGGTATAAGGGAGCCCCTCTCAGGGTCTCTAATGTACGGGAATAATATAATTTCCGCTGCAGTGGTTCCAAGTTCTAATGCGATTGGATTGCACTTTTACCCGCTATATGAAGCCCAGTCTCTTGAAGAATGGTTATACAATGGGGGCGAATACCAGATGATTGTGTTTCACTTTCTGATTGGTATAGCTTGCTATGCTGGCCGTCAGTGGGAACTTTCATACTACCTGGGTATGCGCCCCTGGATTTTTGTGGCTTACCTGGCCCCTGTGTCAGCCGCTTTCGCAGTGTTCCTGATCTATCCCGTGGGACAGGGTAGTTTCTCTGACGCAATGCCTTTGGGCATAAGTGGAACTTTTAACTACCAAATTGTGTTCCAAGCGGAACATAATATACTAATGAACCCCCTGCATATGCTAGGAGTCGCTGGCGTGTTTGGTGGTGCTTTGTTTAGCGCTATGCATGGGAGTTTAGTAACCAGCTCTCTCGTTCGGGAGACCACTGAAAACGAGTCTCATAACAATGGGTACAAGTTTGGTCAAGACCAGGAGACGTACAATATTGTTGCAGCTCACTCCTACTTCGGACGACTCATCTTCCAGTACGCATCCTTCAACAACAGCCGCAGCCTGCACTTTCTTCTGGCGGCGTTCCCTGTGGTTGGAATTTGGTGTGCTTCGATGGGTATTGCGGTCTCCGCAACCAACTTAAACGGCCTGAACTTTAACCAATCTGTCCTCGATCACACAGGAAAAGTTATTCCCACTTGGGCAGACATCCTCAATCGGGCTGACCTTGGGATCGAAACAATTCACGAAAAAAATAGCCATCAATTTCCCCTGGATTTGGCCTCGGCTAGCACAACTCCTGTTGCCTTGATTGCTCCGGCAATCGGCTGAGTTTACTTTTTGGCCTCTGCGGTATAACAACCGTGGGGTCTTTTTGTATGTCATTTCAAACTGGGGATAATAATTACAGCCGGACAAATGGACCCTGGAATAGAGGTGCCAGAGACTGGAAGAAAGAGATATGCGAGGTTGCCGCACAACTCGAAATGTGTGTTGTGCTGCCTGAGAAGCTGACCGCCCATGCGCCCCTTCGCTGTTCGTGTCCCCACGGCAATGTATTCAACTCCAGAGTTCACTTATTCGTACAAAGGACCTATTGCTGTCGATCCTCGGCGTCTAAAGCACACGACCCTGAGCAAAAACGGAAAGCTGCAAACGCAAGGTGGATTAGTCCACTTGCTGGAAACCCCCCTCAAATGGTCGAGTCAAACTTAAGAAGAAGTGCGACCATAACTCAAACAATCAAAGAAAAGAAAGAGCAGGGATGGATAAATCCGGGGTGGGGTCGAAAACCTTCTAATGCCGAATGTCTTCTTCCCGGCACCCTGTACCTAGTCCGCTACCTTGACGAGTCCGGCACTCACTTCAAAATCGGCATTACTAAGCGCACGCTAAAAGAACGGCTAGGCGACAGCCTAGTATCAATAATCCACATCCACCACGCCACCCTCGGAGAATGCTTCGACCTTGAACAGTCCCTACTCAAATGGGCTCGCTCCCATGGCTATCGCTATTCCTCGCCAACCACAACCGAATTACTCCACCCTGCTAGCATAGACCACATTCTCAGCGAATTGCGAAGCAATTTCGGGTAAATTACTTAGAGGACGGCATGTATATGCAAGGCAACTTCTCAAACACAGCTCTTGAACACTACCAAGAAGTGGCGAAAGAAAAACTTGTAGATTCCCTTTACGGGTCAAGCTATGATTTCACTCGCTGTGTTCGCCCCAACGGCACGGCCTACGGCACAGCGGGAACTTGCCGAAAGGGTGTAGAAGCCGCTCTCGAAGTCGAGCCCGCACCCGAAATTACCAAGAAGCCGAGATCCAAAGCACCAAGTAAAGCACTCTTGAAGAGTTTGCCTGCGGAGCTAAGGGCCAGGGCCGAGAAGTTGGTTGCTGCGTACGAAGAACTGGCCGAGCTAAAGGGACAGAATTTGCCTTCGGGTGAGAACTGGCGCATAGACGAAGCAAATAAGAAAGTTGGAAACGCACTCAAGGATGCCTTTGAGATGGCCGACACCATGAGACTAAGGCCCAAAATGGAGGCCATCGAGTGGTTGGGATTTGCCAGCTCACGCTCACAAACTGAGCTGAGGGAGACAATCAATAGGAACTCCTACGACATGAGAACACTTAGGGAGTATAGCCCTGAGAAGAAAGAAGAGCTGAAGGCACTCGAAAGAAAAACACTTACGCTTGTTGATAACGTAAAAGACCCGGTGGCCAAGGCCCAACTTCTCTTCGAGACGAGTAAAGCATCCGGAAAGCTAAAGGTCAGCAAAGCAGGGAGCCTAACGGACACACTCAGGAAAGGAAACGCTTTCCTTAAGGAGTACGACGAAGGGTTACGATCAACTGTAAGCATCCTTCGCAAAGCAAACGCTCTTGAAAAGCAACTACGTGAGCTGAGTAAGAAACTTGAGGTCGACCGAGAGCCAGGCTGGATAAAGAAAAAGCTGAGGGTGTCCGGAGCCATCATGAAGGTCGCACGACACAGGGGAAACGCAGAAGCACGTTTACAGGCCAAAATGCAAGGTATTCGTGAGCAGCTGCTGAAGACCCCCTTATCTGAGGAGAAGGTTCAACTGCTTGTTAGCAGGGTGGCCTTGATGCCACCCAAGGGCACGACAGCGCTCGATCAGGACACGATAGCACAAACACGTAAGCACCTTGAGGAATTTACGCGTATGTTCAACGGTAGGGGGATGCTGGAGGTTCTCGAAAAGAAAGAGGATAGAAAGCAGCTTTCACAACTTGTGATAGACCCTGCTCAGCGTGCTTTTGCCGTGGTTAACACTGGCTTTGTGACTTCGAACGGTGGAAAACAAACTCTATTTCACGAAATTGGCCACATTGTAGAGGGACAAAGAGACTGGCTCCTTAACTACTCAAATCGATGGAGAGACTCTCGGGCCTTTCCCATACAAAAAGCGTACGACCACCCAGAGACTCAAAAACTGGTCGGTGACGGAAAGACTACGAAAGTTCCCTACACTCTGGAGACGCTCAGTACCACAAGGAAAACAGTTCCCGTTGTAAAACTCAACGAGATGCTTCCACACGTAGGAATGAACTACAAACCAGAGGAAATCGCTGTTTTAGACACTTTCTTGTCCCCTTACTTAGGAAAGCGATACAAGGATAACTTTACGGAAATTGTGTCCTCCACGCTAGAGCACTTTGCCGAGCCCCACTTAATGGCTCATTTGTACAAGAGGCACCCTGACCTGTTCACCTTAGGAGTTGGTCTCGCCACGGATTAAGATGCTGCGCCGTCAGGTATTGGGTTCATGCCCTCCTGAAACTTTTCCCTTTTCCATTGTTGCCATCCATCTGAGTCTATATTCAGGTTATCCCTGCCAACTAGCACCGATAACGCAATTACCAAGTCCGTAAACAAGCAGTCTTTTAGGTCAAGGGTGTGGCCGTACTTGCCGTAGAGACCCTTGGAAACCAGGTAGCTCCACTCCGCTTTCTCTTCCGGAGTTGTCAATGCGGGTTCTACAACCCCTTTGTTCCATTTTATGGTGATACCACCGTTGACTAGCTGACTGGACACGGTAATTGTCGCCACGCAAAACTCTCCGAGTACTTCCCTAGTAAAATAGCTTCCCGAACGGACCGTAAACTCGGAAAATAAGGGTAAAAGTAGGCAGCGCCCAAGTCAGAGTAAATGTCGCAGGTTAAAGTCGTTGCCGAAAACGTCGAGCTCTCAGAGATCGACCCGAGACGACTTACCTCGGATTGCCACACTGTCACACGAGAAGACGGTGTTGTAGACGTAGTTAAGTCGACGAAGAGGGTAAGTATATTTGACATTTACCATGACCTTGGGATTCGCATTCAAAGAATTGAGTTGAGCGGTGGAGTCTTAAACCCTAAGTACCATAAGCTGGGCGAGAACTTGTAAGCGATATGATAGAGAATTTCCCCTTAAATCCAACGCCGGGTCAGATTTTCTTTTGGCAAGGTGATAGTTATCGCTGGACGGGTAGGCAGTGGATTACCCTAAGCAGTTCGAATACGCAAATTTCCTACGCGAATGCGTTCGTATCCTCTTCCCCCCCACCTAGCCCGGTAAGTGGTGCTCTCTGGTATAACCCTACAAGTTTTGCCCTGAAAGTTTGGGTGGTTACTCTTGAGGGGGGTCAATGGGATGTGGTGGCGAGTGAGCCACCCTGCTCTTCGAACAACTCCCCTGTAACGGTGTCCGCTTCACCTCCACCAGACCCAAATGAAGGTGACTTGTGGTTTGACACCCTGTCGTCTTACTTGTCGATATGGTACGTTGATTTAGACGGTGGGCAGTGGATATCAAGTTTCCGGGGAGACGCAGGTCCTGCAGGGGCCTCTGGGCCTATTGGTGCTACTGGGGCAACAGGTCCTGCAGGTTCTCCGGGTGGTGCTACTGGGGCAACAGGGGCTGGAGTAGCAGGGGCCACTGGGGCAACCGGGGCTGTCGGTGCAACAGGGGCTGGAGTAGCTGGGGCCACTGGAGCAACAGGCGTTGGAGTAGCTGGGGCCACTGGGGCAACCGGGGCTGTTGGTGCAACAGGTGCCGGAGTAACCGGGGCGACGGGAATAGTTGGGGCCACTGGAGCAACCGGGGCTGTTGGTGCAACAGGTGCCGGAGTAACCGGGGCGACGGGAATAGTTGGGGCCACTGGAGCAACAGGGGCTGTTGGTGCAACAGGAGCGGGAACAACAGGAGCGACTGGAGTAGCAGGGGCTGTTGGTGCAACTGGGGCTGTTGGTGCAACCGGGGCTGGAGTAGCTGGGGCCACTGGAGCAACAGGCGTTGGAGTAGCTGGGGCCACTGGAGCAACAGGGGCTGTTGGTGCAACAGGGGCTGGAGTAGCAGGGGTCACTGGAGCAACAGGCGTTGGAGTAGCAGGGGCCACTGGAGCAACAGGGGCTGTTGGAGCAACAGGAGCGGGAACAACAGGAGCAACTGGGGTAGCTGGAACGATTGGAGCAACTGGGGCTGTTGGAGCAACTGGGGCTGTTGGAGCAACCGGGGCTGGAGTAGCTGGGGCCACTGGAGCAACAGGCGTTGGAGTAGCTGGGGCCACTGGAGCAACAGGGGTTGTTGGTGCAACCGGGGCTGGAGTAGCTGGGGCCACTGGAGCAACAGGGGCTGTTGGTGCAACAGGGGCTGGAGTAGCTGGGGCCACTGGAGCAACAGGGGTTGTTGGTGCAACCGGGGCTGGAGTAGCTGGGGCCACTGGAGCAACAGGGGCTGTTGGTGCAACAGGGGCTGGAGTAGCTGGGGCCACTGGAGCAACAGGGGCTGTTGGTGCAACAGGGGCTGGAGTAGCAGGGGTCACTGGGGCAACAGGCGTTGGAGTAGCTGGGGCCACTGGAGCAACAGGGGTTGTTGGAGCAACTGGAGCCGGAGTAACCGGGGCGACGGGAGTAGCAGGAACGATTGGAGCAACTGGGGCTGTTGGTGCAACCGGGGTGGGAATAGGCGGGGTCACGGGGGCCACGGGGGCGACAGGCATTGGAGTAGCTGGGGCTACTGGGGCAACAGGGGCGGGGACAAATGGAGCCACGGGGGCAACTGGCCCCATCGCCGGTTCCACGGGTCAAGTAATTTACAACAACGCTGGTTCACCTGCTGGAGCCGCGTTGGGAGGCAGCCTCTCAATCAACGCTGGTTCCCTGCAGTTCACCGACACCCTTAAGTTTGTTATCAGCAACAAAGGCGAAACCGCCACCCCTGCTACCAACTATGTTGAGACGACAGTGCAACGTTCTTGTACTGTGGCGGGTGCTTTTTGGGAGCTTAATCCCACCGCGCCATCAACCAGTGGCAGCAGTCAGGCGATGTTCTACGCCCGTCGCAGTGGTACTCGAACCAACCTACTCACAGCTAACGCATCTTTACCTGCAACCACGGGCATATACGTAGACGTTAGTGGCACCCTTGCACCGCCTTTAACTCTCGTCGCCGGGGACACTTTAGGCGTCGACCTAGTTCAGATTGGCACCGGGTCGTCCGGTCACATTTTCACCGCAACCATTCGTTACACCTGATCTCATGAACACTACTATCAATCCTACGACTGGCGTCGAGTACTTCTCCGACGGCCCAGATGAAGGCCAGAGCGTTGCCTTATTTGTGAACGTTAGCAATGGGCAAATCAACAACCCTAGCGGGAATCGTTGGCCCACCCTCAGAGGCGAGGTTCATGACTTTAATGAGGAGTTTTTTAGGGTAGTTCCATTTTTTGCAGCGCCATTTGACACTGAGTTGCGTTTTGTTGACAGTGAAAATAGCGGTCGAGCTTTAAATCCTATTTCCCCGAAACCGCCAGTCGGCCACCCTCAAGGGACGTACGAAGAGACCCGAACGCTTAAGCGACGCAGCAAAGCTGAGCTGAGGGCACTGGCCAAGGGGTACGCTGATCAAAACAACGCTCAATTGTGGCCTCAGGAGAACGGTTACACCGAAAAGCTAAACTACGCAAAAGAGCAGGTGGCCGCCAATAATCTTTTGGATCACTACGTATCCTTAATTGAACGTCATGAAAGGTTGCTTCAAGCGTCTTTTCATAACGACGCACGTCTTGCACAATTATACGCTACAATTGAAGAAGCAGGAGAGTCCGGTAACATAGACGACTGGCCTTTCAGCAAAATGGCCGGAGTTAACCCTGAAACAGGGGAGACCATTTCGGGTTGGGTTAATGCAATCGAGCAGTGATGGAATACGTCTTCCACCCCCTTGGATCACCCCTGCCGATGGAAAACCTAACCGCGAGGTGCGACCAGTGATTACTGTGCAACGGAGAAGGCCCCCCAGCGGGGGCGGTACCCGCTGGACCCCTACGGTGTTTGGCACGTCTGTGGTTTGGCTCACCGCCGCCGACCCGTCCACTTACACAACGGTGACCGCCAGCGCAGTCACCGACTGGCGAGACAAGAGCGGCGGTGGGCGACATGTCACTGCAACTTCTACGCAGCGACCAACCTATGTTGCAAACGGGCTCAATAATCGACCCACGATGAATTGGGGAGCCGCGATCAATAACAATAGGATGACCTGGACGGGCGCAGCATTTAACCCGGTCAGAAGCTTTGGTGTTGCTCAGTGGGAAGGCCCAAATCCGTTTACAGGTTACAGCGGAATACTGTCATTTCCGTTCTCTGGGAATAATGATCTTTTTCTTACGGAGGTCTCAAACCAGTGGTTTGGGGCGCGTCAGGTCTCCCTAAATGGCAACGATCCCATTACAACCCCGCTGCCCACGATTTCGTCCCCATTTTTGTGGGCGGACAAGGTTACAATGAATGCCAACAAAAGCACAATGTGGATAGGGAATGACAGAGCCGAAACCAACCGGGGCTGGCGGGGGAAACTTTCAGAGGTGATAATTACGCTTTTTCTGCCCACTCTCCAAGATGTTTTGAATATTGAAGGATACCTCGCGCACGAGTGGGGGCTTCAAGCCAATTTGCCCTCCAGTCATCCCTACCGCAATAGCCCGCCTCTGATCTGACCCGAGCCCAGATTGCGGCGATCGTCCAGGGGTCGACAAGCGCATAAAACCCTACCCTCCCGTAAATTCTTTACGTCCGCAGGTTTACGCTATACTAGTTCTATAGGGGTAACACCATAAATAAAATGAAACCAACTCTCCACCTCATCGGAATTTTTCACACCCTGCCCACCCAACAATATAGCCACTGCGCGTTCACCGGAAAGGCTATGCGCTTTCCGAAAATGATGATGGTACAGGGTTACAATGTTATTGAGTATTCCAACTACGGTTCTGAGGCGAACGCCTCTGAGCATGTGACAATGCTAACGGCAGATGAATTTGACAGATTATACGGCAACCGCGACAACCGGAGCTTCCACGGAGACGACGCCACAATTGGAACAGAGGGTCACCGACTATTCGAGTCTCGTTTAATTCCCTCGCTTCACGACCGTGTAAAACCCCGCGACATTATCTGCCACCCCTTCGGCCACGCCCATTCGACCCTACTGAGTGAGTTCCCGTCCAACACACACGTTGAAACCGGTATTGGCTACCCTACAACCCTGGTTGGAACGAAAAAAATCTTTGAATCATACGCCTGGATGCACTATCACCAAGGGAAAGAGGGACGAAACGGTGAGAACTACGAGTGGGTTATTCCCAATTATTTTGACACAAGCGAGTGGGAACCCTCATTCGAAAGCGGCGACTATCTCGCGTTCCTGGGAAGAATAACCCCCTTGAAAGGTCTTGACACAATCAAGGCACTCGCAGACTACAGCCCGTGGAAAATCCGCCTAGCTGGCCAAGGAGACCCAACACCCTGGGAACACCCTAATATTGAGTACGTAGGACCACTTAAGGGCAAAGAACGTAGTACTTTCCTGAGAAACGCACGTGCCTGCTTAATGCCAACTATTTTTACAGAGCCGTTTGGCGGTTCCGGAGTCGAAGGAATGTTATGCGGTACTCCGTTAGTCTCCGTCGACTACGGTGCTTTCACAGAGACCGTTATCGAGGGTGTTACCGGGTTTCGATGTCACACTCTCCAAGATTGGGTGAATGCTTTGCAAAGCGCAGGGAGCCTGGACCGCAAGAGGATATACGAGATTTCGGCAGCAAAGTACAGCCTTGACGCGTGCGGAAAGAAGTATGCTCGGATATTCTCCGACTTGGATAGTCTGTGGGATAAAGGTTGGTACACTTTGAGTGTCTAAAAAAAAGGGGGGCAAAGGGTAAAATAATCTGTAAGAATCACTCAACCGATAATGGCCATGGACCGCAATCCCTCGTTCGCAAGGGACGAAAACTTTGAGAATAACGCAAGAAAAGTAGCAGATATGCTGTGGGAAGCTTCGAGGGGGGACCTTGCTTCTATTCCGAACAGCTACGTTGAGGGCCTCTCCCACGACTACTCCGACGGTTCTGTGTCACTCTTGAATCTACTCAACCGTGTCACACTCTCTGAGAAAACCTACGAGGAATTTTCCGAGGTTGTTGAGCGTCTAATTTACACTCAGGATTCGGATTGGCCCGCGAAAGACAGCATCCTTGAAGTCCAGGCAGAAAAGCTTCTCCACGACTCTTGCGGCGAGGGTCTCAGCTTCAGCGAACTCGACTTTGATCTCAGCTTTGCCGAAACGGGCAACATGTCAAACAAGATAGAGCTTTTCCTTAAAAAGGTAATTTCCTCTGTCTACCTCGACGGTGTGTCAAATGTTACGGACAAAGACGGAAATCCCCCGAACGCAAGTAACAGCTACCTACAGTCCCCCGACGGAAAGTCCTTCTCCGGTAAATTCTTTGACAACACGGACTCTGAAAAGCCCAAAAAGTTTGACTTTGAAATAATGAAGGGGTCGAAGGGAGACTGGACAATTAAGTACTGATTTCCTGGGGGTGTGAACCGTTCCCACCACACAGAAAAGGGGGTAAAACTTAGTCGAGTCACTGGAACACAATGGAAGAAAATTTCACGGTATATGCAAATAAGACCTTTAAGGCACTTAATGACGCGATAATTGTAAGTCGCATGTCGCACTGGAACGTAAGGGGGCCAAACTTCTACGAGTGCCACCTTCTTTTCGAGAGAATTTACACAGACCTTTCAAAACAAACTGATGGCCTTGTAGAGAGCCTAAGAGCCTTTCAGCACAATCCTGACTTCGCACTCTTCAGCGGCCCTGGAATCTCAATGCAGAACTACGACTGCCGCTTCCTGGCCGAACTTTCCCTTGACTTTTTAATGTCCTTGAGCGCCACCCTGGCCCTTTTCTTCGAGTTTGTTGAGGGAATCGATGGAGACCCCCGCCTAGTCGCACTGTCCAATCGCATTCAGGGCATCTCTGACGCGGTTCTTACGGACCAATACCTCCTTCAAGCTTACCTTGGAATGTGAGCCTTTACCGGCGTGTCGCAACGCTAAGCTAGTCCCAGCTACTCGAGAACTATTATGTATCTGGTTGTTCGTGTTGATGGCCGAGTGTGGGATGGCTTCGGATGGAACGTGAAAGGCAAGAAGTTCTTCACAGTGGCCAGTGCAACCCGCTCTCTGCATGAGAATGGCGAAGGTGTCGAAAAGGCTGAGATTCGGCCTGCAGAGGGAATTCTGCACGAGTGGGCATCGCCTGCAGTACCATCCAATGAGCGCTGGCTGCACGAACCCTCGGCTTCAGTAGACCTGCAAGCCGCGATGGCCTGGTCCGTCAGCCATGGCATAAAATGATTCCACCAAGAAACTTCCCACCAGGTGTCCTAAAGTTGGTTGAAATCGAGGGAAACCAGATAGTGAAGACACATGCAGAGTGGCCGTCAACTTCCCGGTACAGAAGCAAACTACAAAATATGAGAAATGACCTCCTCATGATTAACCCTAAGTTGGACCTTCAAATTATCGAAAACAATGCTTGAGCATAATAATGATAACCTTACAACGAAACTTTCCTCCGATGACAATGATAACCTCGTTCTTGACTTCCCTGAAGAGATCCTTCAAGCAGTTGGTTGGTCAGAAGGAGACACGCTCGGAATCGAGGTGTTCGCCGGACGAATCATTTTCCGAAAGATTGAACCCGACGGCGATAGCTAAGTTGAACATGGACGTTTTGTTAAGGCTTTACGAGTGTGAGACTGAGATTTCTCTGCGTGAAGCATCGAGAAACCGCTGCGACGATCTCTGATCACTAGCCCTTGGCTCCTGCGACCTGGAGGCAAGGGGTGGATTCCCCTTTTCTCTGGGGCGGTTTCCCGGCTTGTTTCTGCGGCGCATAACCGCTATAGTTACTTCAGTCTACGCAACCGACTGTGAAAAAGTCCACCCTTGACCTCTTTGAGGATAAAGCTCAGAAGGAAGACGAGCTTAAATTTGCACTCTGCGAAGAGTTTGCATCTGAGATGGAATTGCCTGTAGACTACGTCTACGCTGAGTTTGTGGACCCCAACACCACCTCTTTACAAGAGGTTAAGTTCGTTCTTGATCGTTTCTAGGCTGCTTCGCAACGCTACCCCAACCAACTTCCCTGCAATGCCTGACACTTTAGACTTTAGTGGAAACCTTGTGACCTTTTTAGGTCTCATCGGTGTTACATCCACGCTCGTTATCTACGTGGTGGTATCAAGAGCTTTCTGGTCTTCACCTTTTCGGCGTTAGCTCTCCGCAGTAACTTCGCAAAGACACACAACCACTCGGCCATGAGACTCAATTATTTCAACCTTCTAGCCACTCCCTGCATTGGGGCACTCGGCAGCTTAATGTTCCCACACGCCATTTTCCTGTTTGCCTTTGTTAATGGGTTTTGCGGTGGCACTTTGTACCCCATTGTTGAGTTTGAGGGGCACTGATACGGCTCCTGTCCCACCTAAACAATCCGCACCCTAAACAAATGTCTTCATCTTCATCTTCCACTTCTGGCGGTATTTCATTCACCGGAATGCTCCAGATTCTGTTTATCGGTCTAAAGCTAACCGGCTACATTAGCTGGCATTGGTGGCAAGTATTCCTGCCAACTATTATCCCCCTAGGTTTAGTTACAATTATCCTTGTCGGTTGGCTAATTGTTGTTCTTGTTAACCAAGTGAACCGTTGAGGCCCCCTGTAAGACCCGTTTGTAGCTCATCCACTGGTAACACCCCAACCTTTGTTGCACCCTAAGCAAAATGGCAAGCTTCACCGACGAACGTTACATGGACCTGGCTACGGAAATTTACCTCCACCTTATCCGGGAGAGTGGACCTCATGCACTTCTTGACTTCGAACTGAGGGAACTAGCGAAAAGGGCAGACGATGCTGCAGCTGCTCTGGCGGATCGATTCCTGGAGGAATGAGCCAACCTTGCATGAAAACATACCAATTTTGGTACGGATCCCCGCACGGTGATGGGTCAGAAGTTTACTACCGGTCCAATCCTCAACCGGTGTTCGAGTGCTACTGCGAAGGAATCGACAAAGCAGTGAAACTATTTGAAGCACAAACACAAAAGTCCTTCATGAGGGGGTACAGCATAAGTGTGGATTCGGACTTAAGCTTCCCGGAAGTGAACTACTACGATCGCCCGAACTTTGCACCTGTAAAGGGTTTCAGGGGTGTGAGTAGACTACGTTGGAGGTTAAGCTTTAAGCTATGGTGCGCCTACCGTGAAATTGTACATAGTTGGAGAGCTGGGGCCGGTTTCCCGCCCTTGCTTTATTGGGCAGAAAGCGGTATAGTAGAGTCAGTTAACCCACCTTTGGCCAACAGCCATGAACACCTCTAAACTGTGTCCCAACGCTCAAGAGCTGTACGACGCCGCAGAATCCACACTTAAGCAGTTTGAGATCCCCGAGGATACCCTTCGCACAGCGTTGGCCGCTGCCCTACACCGTCTTTCAGACAAGTGGGAGAGGGAAATTGGAATTTTCAATAACAAACCAAAAACCGAGTTTATACGCGGGATCACAAACTGTACGACCTCTTTGACAGAGATTGCTGACGACTTAGAGGGAAAGTCCTGACAACTTTTCACTTATGACCAAATCTACGATAAAGTATGAGATCACCCCCGAAGTCGCACTCAGAGTTGCACAAGCTCTTCGTAACGAAGCGCACCGACTCGAAAATGAGAGCGAACGTGCCTGTGAAAAGGGCTTCGACGACTACGGCACCTTGCTCTGGGAAGAGTGTTCCCTTCATAATAAGCTGGCTGATTACTTCTACCCCTTAGGTTAAACAACTAAAGCCCCTTAACCCTCGAGATTACTATGGAAGTTCCAATTTTGTTAGTGATTATCGTGTCCGCCGTTGCCGTTGCAGGTGTGGTGTCAACTCTAGTCATGTACAATGTTCTTCAAGGTTTGACAAGGAGAAAATGACGATTGACCCCTACGGTAACCTTCGTTCTTTGCAAGAGGTTAGAGCCGCAACACAAAAGGTAGTGAGTGCGTTTAGCCATCGTCACAACCCTGAAGCTGACTCCGGCTTTAGCGCCCTTGCTGAGGCCATCCGTGTTGCAGCCCAGGAGGCTTCACCGGTGGAATACGGCTCACTATACGGTTTTCCTATGGAATACAAGTGCCATGTACGTAATGCCCTGAACCTAATCGCGTCTGAGCTAGACGCTCTGGCCATGGAACGCGAATCTTTTCTAAGGCAAGGCTCTGACTGATTACTGTCGGGTAGCCCCATGCAGCTCTTAAGCGAAATCAGCACACACTTCTCAGGTTAAACACCCCCGTAGCCAAATGTCTGGAAAGTTTTCGTTCAGCAAACTAGTTTTAGGTTTGACACGCCCCAAGGCGGTAACGTCAGGAGTCGTTGCGTACTACCTTCAACCACTCATACACGGCAACAACACCGCACTGAATATGCTATTTACAGCATTTTCCGTTCTAGCCTACTTAATTGCCATCCTGATTGTGGTGGTCGGAGATCCTTTTCTGATCCCACCGGGAAGCTGGAGGGTCGCCGAAGTGTACCGGGAACGTCTCAATAGACGATGGGCTCGCCACCAGGTACTCTTCCTGTCTTACCTTGTTACGCTCGGGCTTATTTTTGTATCCGTGCTGGTGTCAAAAGCTGCTCCCACCCTAAGTATCTGGTTGGAACGAATATACCTGTTCCTTGGCATTCTCGCATTCTCGCATTCGCTGAGCATTCCAAGTGTTTTAATTGCTACCCAAAGAGAGCGAATTGACTCTGTTATCGAGTCAAGAAGAAGGCAAGAAGGTATTGCCCCTCGAACCGATCTGGGAGAGGGGGGACTTGGTTAGGGCGGTTTTCCACCCTTGTTTCTGCTCGGCAGTAACGTATACTTAATTCAGTTGAGACACTCGAACCAATGACCCTCGCCCAGCCCCAAACCCCTACTACAAAGGAACTTGTAAAGGGCCTAATCTTCCATAACTACGCAGAGCGCAAGCCCGAGGAAGGGTTGTGCATCTGGAGGATGGCTCATAAGAGCAAAAAGTTTACAATAGTGTTCACAGCAGAGATGCGTATTCGAGGTGCAGGGTTCAAGAATGTGCTGTCGCCTGAGTTTGACTACTGGGATGGCTACAGAGTGATTCTTCCCAAGGGGCTGATTGAGTGGGCGGAAATCCCGGCTGGTATGCCCTTGCCCCGAGGACTTGGCAACCACGTGCTTGATATTCCCGGCGTAGAGCACGAGAATTGCCCCTTTTGCAGGAGCCAACCTAAATGGCGAAGTGGGGGCTTCGGCGGCTATACTCCACTAAACCACACAGACTTTCACCTTGTATGCTGCAAGTGGTTTAACGGAGAGCGCAACAGTTCCTCCGACCCTGTAGCGTTAGCCGCAGCCAGAAACGCAGCTATAATCGGATAATGGGCCCGTACAACTTATACCGGGCAGTTCTAGACCAGTTTCCCCTTCAAAGGGCACTTAGAAACTTTTTCGTCACCGGGGTCGCATGGGGTCTTTTCTCTCGAAACTCTCACATTTCGCTCAAGAGTGGGAAGCCCAAAGTCGTGTACAATAGCAAAAGCTCAGCATTGAACGCAGCCGACTCGATGCAAAAGAGACTCGGTGGCACCTTCAGTGCGTACAAATGTGCATTTTGCGACGGATACCACGTTGGCCGTAGTCGCACTCGACAAGAGGCGCGAGAGCGTTGCTCTCCCTTTCAGTTTACCATCCAAACTACAAACAATGATCAACGTAATCCTTGATAAAAAGCACTGGTTCATGTGCATGCTGGACACGAGAAAGCACATTGAGAGCTCGCTCGGGAAGCCAATGTCTCTTCCCCCTTCGATTCAAGAATGCGTGGAAGAAAGCGACTCTTCAACTGAGGTTGAAGCTGACCTTAAGGCACTGTTCAGCTTGACGAAAGGTTGCGAATACGAACAAGTCGCACGAGAAAACACTTGCAACTTCGAAAACGACCTGTCTGACTTTTTCGTGTACACTATATACGCGCCAGTTGGAAGTTCGGACTGGCTCTGGCAGCGCGATTGTTTCGTCACCGTGCAGATTGGTGATTCGGGTGATCCTCGCTACGTTAGCTACGAGACCGCTCAAGTTTACGACATGTGCGACAACCAACTTGCTGAGACGGGGTTCCTGAATGACCGGTTAAGTTGGTACGCTCGCTACTTCCCGCACAGAGAATTTGAGGAAAACAGCGACGAAGCCAAGCTCCTTGAGAGAACCAACGAAGAACTCGATGCTACTTCTTCAGGCAACCCGACAAGTCGGCTCGGAGAGCTTTGCTACGCTGATCCGGTATGGGTTGAAAAGTACCAGGGGTTCGTCGCAAGAGTAAAAGGGTCAAGGTTCCCAATGGTGTTTGTACCTACGGAGCCGTACTACGGCTAGTCCCCCACGGGTCTCGGTTTCTTTCGCTTAGGCGGGTCAACGAGTCGAGGAATCGGCCCGTAGTACTCTAATGGGCTGCCTTGTGTCGAGTGTCCGCAGCGGAATGTGCGGTC